TAGCAGCGCAGCAGGCGGTACCTCCGGATCCGGAGCTGTACTCGGTAATGCAGCAAATCAACAATCAATGGCTGCAGCACAGCGTGAAAAAGATCGGTCCGCGGCATTGCGGGCCGATCTGATTAAAGCTGGAACAGCGTTACAACAAACGAAAATGCAGACTGATGCGCAAAAAGAAATAGCATCCCAGCAAGTGGGTGCGACAACTCGTGGACAAGATATTCAAAAGGCGATTGCCGAAGGCCGCCTTAATCTGGACCGCGATACTTATAAATTAAATGTAAAAAGCGCGTCAGCCAATATCAGAAAAACGGAGCAGGAAACTGCGAAGTTGATTAATGAAACGGCAACGTCAGACAAAAAATTTGTCACAGCAATGAAGCAGCTATCCATGGGGCCAGCAAACCTATTGGTTGAATTGACAATGCGCCACAATGGTATCGCTTTAAACGATAAAAGCTTCATGTCGTTGCCAGTCAAGAAGCGCGAAGCGATTCTTGCACAGATATTGGCATTGTCGTCATCGACTTATACGGAAGGTAAAGGCGTAGAGGCGCTTGGATCAGGAGCGGCAGAAAGCTCCCTTGTTGATAGTTTCTTGGATTTGCTTCCGTTTGATACGGAATCAGAAATGACACTGCCAGAACAAAGGCGGCCTAGTTTAGGCCGCCGTGGTCGTGGAGCTGGTTCTTGGAATCGTTAACATTCATGCGGACCAACGAGATTAGCCAGCTCGCAAGCATGTAGGTCGTCGCAGAGCGCTGAGAATGACTCATATTCTCGAAACGTTCTTTGTCCCCCCGCTCGTTCGCCTGTAACGTAAATGGAATTTCTGGCAACGTGTATGCTGAAGGCATAAGTAGCCAGGTTCTTTTCTTGGTTGGGTACCCAAACCAGCTTTGGTTTATTTCTTCTATTCGCCATTCTGAACTCCCCATGAAACGTCTGACATATCGAGAGTGAGCTGGGTGCTCGAGCACTCCTCCGTTAATAGAAATTCTTTCTGTGCAAAAAAGAGCCAGGTCTTTCTCGCCTGGTCTGGGCTTAGCCCAATGTTGCATAAACGCCGAATAACCTCTGCATGGTGGATGTGCAATAACTGGGGCTGATCCCGTAAAAGTTCGGCAATTTCGCCGACTGTCATACACATCGAGATTCGGTATTTCATGGTAGATACTCCTGTTGTTGGCGCATAAAACTGCTATATTCATCATGTGAGTTTACCAGGTGATGCTAAGTTATTGAAATCAAATGATTTTATACACTATTATAGAAAACACTTATAACCTTCTCTTGTAAAGCCAAACGAATACTAGGAAAATCCGGCCATCAGGCCCCGGTGAAAATACAAATTTACTGGATTTAAAGGATGTCAAGACCCCCTTCGGCAGTTACCGCGATGCTTTTCTGGGCTGAAATGCGTTCAACTGCCAACCTATTCAATAAATCGAATATCCCTACTGAGTTTGAGAAATCTCAGTTAATGGATCAACTCGGACACATCCTCGGTAAAAGAATTATTACTTACCCCCAAATCCTACGAAAGTATGGAATTGGTAAGTCTACGAGCTACGAGGATAAAAAAAGGCTTCTCGGATTAGACGAGAAACAGTCACCAGTTGAGGTTTCGCCTAATGAGTTGAAATTTATAGCAAAAATGCAGGAAAACGCTGCAGGAGCAGCAAAGGCCAATTGGTCATGGCGTATAGTTCAGGAAGCAGAGGAAAAGCAGAAAAAGGGGTGGTATCCCTTTTTCGTAACACTTACCGTTGACCCGAAAATGTGCCAGGGCCAGACACATCTTGTTCAAGGTCGTGAAGTATCATATGATTCGCCGGAACATCTTTGGCGGACTGGCCGCGAATTTCGATTATACATTCGGCGTCTAGCTGAAATTGCAGCCCGAGAACTAGGGCACCCCCCGCCAAGAAAGAAAGCCAGGGGTTTCGGATATAGACCAGAATCTGATTACGTGACATATGCAGGCGTATTAGAACATGGAAAGACTCAGGAACATCATCACGCACATATTATGGTATGGATGCGCGAGATCCCGTCAAATTGGAAAATTGATCCAAATTCTGGCCGGCCGAAGTCGGCTAGGACAGAGCGCGAGTGTAGACCAATCCGGCCATTATGGCCATGGGCCATCGCTTCTCAGAAACCAGCGTTATATTTCAGAACCAAAGGCGACATCTGGTCGCAGCTTGGCCATGTTGTTCCGCTGGATAAGAAAACTGGCAAGACTATTAAGATTAACCAGGTTGCAGCAGTCGGCAACTACGTAACAAAATACATGCAAAAAGGTACAAAGCAATGGCATCACAGGATGAAGTGCACGAGAAATCTCGGAATGCAAAAGCTTCTGAGGAAGATAAAAAGTCTACCGTTGACAGCGGTAAGGCAGCTGGCAATGAGGCCACCGAACAGCAAATTGCTCCGTTCAGTGAGTTTGACCCATTCCGTGCCACAAGGATTGACGCGCTGCATCGCCAAACGAGTGATTTTTGCGCATCGTTATCACTACGGGTCGATGGAATTGAAGGAGCTGATGAAGACCAACTACGAACATTACAAAGCGATGCTGAGGAACGTTCGCGATGGAGCCAGGCCCGACAGGATGCCTTTGGCGGAATTCTACGATTGGGTGCAAGAATTCCTCCCAGAGGAAACCGGGTTCTGTGAAACAGAAATGCTTAAAGCCCATGAAAGTTTGGGTGATGATTACCCTCGAACAACTCATAAAGTTGAACCAACAATATTCGGAGCGAACGAAATTGGATTTACACAGTGCATTTAAGATAGGAGCTCGCCGTATCGCGAAAGATGAAAAGCGATACACGGATTTGCATAAAGCCCATGGGATAGAAGAAGCCCATTGGCGATTGCTAACACAAACGGAGTATTGGACTCCGGACCAGTCAAGGGCCGTAAGGTCCGTATTGGCAAATGTCATCGAGGTATCGATGACAATCGCAGGAATGCCAGCGGTACCACTACCAGGTCAGTATGTGGCAGCGTTGATTGCTGAGGTGGTTTCACCCTGCAATTATATGATAGCAGCGGTGAAAGCCCCGGATACTTTCGACGCAACTGACGCGTCTGGATTACTGGGTGGAATGGAAGTGAGAACAATGGAATACCAGCAGCTGATGGCGCTGGTATTAGCATATGCCGGCGGATACGGTGATGAACCGCACGGCCATGAATTGCCAAGAACCCTAGCCGACAAAGTCGGCAAGGCAAACAAATCTACTACTACTAAGAAACCAGCATGACTCAATGCAGCAGAGGCGGCCTGACGCTAAAATCAGGAAAAATCGGAAGATGCAATGTATTACGGCAGCAAATCATGATGCCGGGAGAACGTATGAACATGAGTATCGAAGGTTCGGTAAGGCTAGAAACGCTTCGAGAACGTGACGTTTTCAGGATAAACGCTCACCTGGCAACATTCATGACGCCGTTACGTTGGTTGGTGTCAGATTGGCCAACCTATGTAAAAACAAACGGTGTCTCAGGAACGATACCAAGTTTAGGAGCAGCACCGAATCTGGCAAAGTATGGTATTGGTGCGTATAACTCCGCAATAATTTCGTCAGGTTGTTACCAATTCTGGGAAGATGCGCCATTGCGCATTTATAACGAGTGGTACAAATGGCCGGAAAATGCGGATTCGACGTCGTGGAATGACGACGGCGAAATCGCGGTTCCACTTTCGAAGAATTGGTCCCGAGCCAGGTTCGATATCGATCCTTCGGTATCGAATGATTACACTCAGCAAAGTCTTGGCGACAGTTTCGATATTCGAGAACTAGCGGTGACGCAGGCTCGATTCAGGTCAGCGATGAAGCGAGAAACGTTGAGCTTCAACCGCTGGATGGAGCTGGTTAAACAAACCTGGAAAGGTGACGGAAGTCGTGAAGTTGACCAGGTACCAATTATGCTGGATCAGGTCGAGGTGGGTGTAAACCCCCGAGATATGCCAGCAACCGATGGCGCAAGCCTCGGGCAGTGGCAATCGATATACGATTTCGGAGTGGATCATCAGATTCGAGGAATTGTAGCTCCCGAACACTGCATTATTACAACTATTCTCGTTGTAAGGTTCGGTTCGATTACAGAAGCAAAGCACCCGCTGGCTGAAGTGGCTGATCCGTTTGTAATGACAGCTGACCCGGAATACCTGGGAAGTGCACAACCGGAGCTAGTACAGCTTTCCGATGTTTTCATGAGTGACTCGAGTACGGACGTTGGTTATTTGCCTGCAGGTTGGCAATGGCGCTCCGATCATGATGTGATCGGCGAGCTGGTCGATACAGCAGACTCGTTCCCTTATATGGATGCGCCTACTACTCAGGCGGAGTGTAAAGACGCCACCAGAACGAAAGATGCATTTCGTTCGACCAGGCTCGGTGATTACTTGGTAGATGTTTACTTCAAGGAAGATTGTAACCAGCCGATCGGTACAGCAATGGATAGCTACATGTCAGGAATGGTTGACCATACTAGGAATATGGGTAATTCGAATGATGAATTCCCGCACGGTGGTAAACAGCTGTGATTATCAATTTATTACGGGATCAACTACACGTTGATCCCGGAGCAAATCAGCCTGGTTTTTCAAGCCAGAATGCTGCTGGCTCAACTATAAAGATGAACAGTTCAGGTATAGTTAATCAGACATTTGGATCAGTTTCATTAGCTGCAGGTAGTTTTATAGCAACCTCGTCAGCATCGAGCTGGCGAGGAGTTGGACTTCTAATGAGTCAGCCAATAATAGATGCAACTCCTTACCGGGTAAAAGCAAGAATATTGGTTCATAATGCATATTGCTGGGTGTTTTGTGGATATGCACCAGCAAGTCCGACAGGCACTGATGATACAATCACAGGTGTTGTTGCTTGGCCATGGGATCGTGACTGGGAAAC